TTTATACGCCGAGAGTGAGGAGGGAGGCAACCAAGTGAATAAAGACCAGATGATTGAACTTGCATCCAGGACAGCCGTTGAAACTGCCCTTGAATATATTGACAAAAAGAATAAAGAAGCCATTCGCTCCCGGAATGATAAGCGACTACACAATACGCGCTTATTGCTTAGAAATTACAATCTGCTTAAAGATCACTGCAGTAAGTCAGTATATAAACTCAGCCAGGCAGTCGAAGGAATTAACGCCATTGATATTCTCGATGCGCTGCACAAACTCAGAGACGAAAAATACATTGAGTCCATTAAATCCAGTGTCATTCGCACACACGTTGTTATGACTCACGTTGATGAGATGCTGGCTCTGTATGAGATTTACTGCGAGAGATCAGTTAAGCCAGAGGATCAGCGCAAGTGCAGAGTAATCAAATCGTTCTATGTCGATGATGTTAAAATGTCAGTGATAGCAGAACGAGAGGGCGTGGATGAGCGAACCTGCTTCCGCGATATCCGTGATGGAATAAGGCGTCTCAGCTGTTTGATCTTCGGCATTGATGGGGTCGACTTCATGTCATAAACGTGTCAGTGACATGTCATTATGACCGTGTTAATATGATAGTATAAAATAATTGTAAATGCGATTAGCCGTCCAGCAATGGGCGGCTTTACTCATTGCCGGAGGTGACCGCTGTGACAACCGTATTCTGCAATAACGAGAAATGCCAACACTACGAACCTGACCAAACCTGCGCCGCTATCGAGGTGTTCTATGTTGATCGTGTCTGTGCCACGTTCCGCAGGCGGCCGCGCTCAGAGAATTACCGACAGTTGATGCAAGTCGATTCGTACCATCGGGTTAACGGGGCGGTTAAGGCTAGGGATGGGGCGGTGCTACGGTAATGGCATTAAACGCAGAGGCTCATATTAAGTTAAGCATTAAATATCCAATATTTATTTCTTGGCTGCTGAGTTGGCTGTTAGTTGCGGTCGTTAGGCTACGGCTGCTAACTGCAGACAGGGCTCTTTGTCTGTATAAACAATGGCTATTGACTCATGTATATTATCGTATTGACGGTAGTCATTGGCGGCGCGTGCAGTAATGGCTCGCGACTTCGCCAAGGCATTCTATCGTTCATCCGCATGGCTTGCCTGTCGCACTGCATACATCGCGTCAGTATTCAATCTGTGCGAACGTTGCAGGAAGCCAGGCAAAATACTGCATCACAAAAAACCACTAACGCCGAACAATATTAATGACCCTGAGATTGCGCTTGGTTTTAATAACCTCAGATTCCTGTGCCATGCATGCCACGAAGCAGAGCATAGTGATACATATGTGACTCGTAAGGACGTAAGGTTTGACGATAAAGGGAGTTTAGTGCAAGCGAAGCCGATTAAAACAACGTGAAGCCCCCCCCCTGTTTACAATATATGGGACGTTTTGCCCGGACCGGGGAGGGGAGCTTAAATATTACGCGCTTCAGTTTGGGTGAGGGGTGTAGATGGAGGTATAACATGGAATGTGAATTTGAAGTTAGAAAAGCAAAAATAAATAATGAAATTGTAAGACTTACCAGTTTGTTTGATAAGATAGACGATAATGCACGGAATGTCGTTTTGTCGCTTATAGATAGTGCCGCCTTTATGACAGTTATGCTGCGCGAGCTTGAAATTGAGATAAATAAAAACGGCTGTATCAGTGAGTATAAGAATGGTGAAAATCAGTACGGGACAAAGAAGTCACCAGAAGTAGAGGTTTATAACGCCATGGTAAAAAACCTTTCAAGTGTCATAAAACAGCTTACCGATTTGATACCCAAAGACGAAAGAGGGAAGAGCAATGATGAACTAATGAAATACCTTCGCAGGTAACGTGCTATGACGTTTCTTGAAGAATATATATGCAAAATATTAAACGGCGAAATTAATGCCTGTCGTAAAATTAAACAAATTTGCGCTCATTTACTAGATAAATTAGAAAATCAAGAAAAGTATTATCCGTGGGTATTTGACGAAGAGTTGTCAAGTGAACCAATTGTGTTTATTGAGACTTTTTGCAAGCAAGCGCAGGGTAAATTAGGGACTCCTTTACAGTTAGAACTGTTTCAAAAAGCAAAATTTCAAGCACTATTTGGATTTGTTCATGCCGAAACAAGATTTCGGCAGTACAACGAATGTCTGACTGTCGAAGGTCGAAAAAATGGTAAAACTACAGAAATGTCTGCTGTAAATCTGTTTTTACTGATAGGCGACAAAGAAGGGTCACCTGAAATATATACCATTGCGACAATGCTTGATCAAGCAAAAAAGTGTTTTGTCGAGTGCTATAAAATGGTAAAGCAATCGCCCATGTTGTCTTCACATATCAGGAAGCGCATGAGCGATTTATATTTTAGTCTTAACATGGGAACCATTAAACCACTCGCGTCAAACAGCAACAGTCTTGATGGTCTGAACGCCCACGGTGTGACAATAGACGAGCTTGCCGCGATAAAAAATCGCGATATATACGACTTAATGAAGCAGTCCATGTCAGCTAGGCAGCAGCCTATATTATTTTGCATTACAACAAACGGCTTTGTCCGCGAAAATATATTTGATAGCCAATACGAATATGCCAGTAATGTGCTGGACGGATATACGAAGCCTGACGGATTAAAAGACGACAGGCTTTTAGCTTTTATTTACGAACTTGACGACAAAGAAGAGTGGGACAAAGAAGAGTGCTGGGTAAAAGCCAATCCCGGCCTTGGAACTATAAAGTCTGTGCAATTTCTTCGTGAATGCGTGGCTAAAGCAAAAGCAGATCCAGCATTTAAGCCAACTGTAATGGTAAAAGATTTTAACATGAAGGAGAACTCCTCGTCTGCTTGGCTTACGTGGGATGAAATTGACAATCAAGAAGAATTTAACTTCGGTAAAATGGGTTTCCGTTATGGCATTGGCAGTTTTGATGCTGCCGAAACTACTGATTTGTTTGCTGCAAAGGTTCTATGTATGCTGCGTAATGATCCAAAAATATATATCAAGTCAATGTACTGGATGCCAGATGATGTTTTGCGCCAAATGGACACTGACGGCAATCGCCGTGAGCGCGACAATGTACCATATTTACTGTGGGAAAAACAGGGACTATTGCGCACTACTCCAGGGAATCGCGTAGACAAGCATTGCGTGTTAGAGTGGTTCCGCGAAATCCGTGACAAAGACGATGTGTATATTGCTTGGATCGGCTATGACCCTTGGCATATTGATGATGCCCTATTGAAAGAGTTTAAGCAGGAATTTGGCGAACAAAGCATGATACCAGTCCGGCAAGGCGTAGCGACTTTGTCATACCCGATGAAATCGTTAAAAGGAGATCTTGCGGCAAAAAAAATCGTCTACAACAAAAATCCTATTGACATGTGGAATTTGTCTAATCTGGAAATCAGGCATGACATTAATGGCAATATTCAGCCAGTCAAGGGAATTGATACGAGAAAGCGTATTGATGGCGCAATGGCGCTGATTGACGGGTACATTGTCTTGCAGGACAAGATGGATGAATATATGAGTTTGATTTGAAACTCATCGAGAGAGGTATAAATTGCTGTGGGGAAATACACGGTTTATATGCACGTTAATAAAACTAACGGCAAAAAATATATAGGGATAACGCACAAAAGCCCACAAGAAAGATGGGGCCACCGCGGTTACCAATATAGGCTTCAAGTCTTTTACAAAGCAATATTAAAATATGGTTGGGATGGTTTTGAGCATATTGTTATTGCGAGCGGGATTGAAGAGAAAGACGCAAAAAATATGGAAGCAGAATTAATACGCAAGTTTAATACTACTAGCAACAATCATGGCTATAATATGACTTTTGGCGGCGAAGGCAATGTGCCAAGTGTAGAATCAAGAATAAAAATGAGCAATTCACAAAAAGGAAGGCATCATACCGAAGCATCTAAAATGCTAATGAGCACGGGAAGAAAGGGTAAAAACAACCACAATTACGGGAAAAAGCATTCTAATGAAACACGTCAGAAGATAAGCATGTCGCTCGCTGGCGAAAAGCATCCTAATTACGGCAAGCCGCGTACAGATGCAGTTAAGAAAAAAATGAGCGAACTGTTTACCGGCGAGAAGAATCCAATGGCAGTATCTGTTATTAATGTCGAAACAGAAAAGATTTTCCTCACAAGCAAGAGTGCTGCTGATTACTATGGGCTGCATAACTCAAATATCATAAAGTGCTGTAAAGGAAAACATAAAACTTCCGGCGGTTATCATTGGAAATATCTATTAGATCATCAACAGAGCGCACTTGCTAATCAGCAGGTGTTTTTATTATGCGAAAGTAGGTGAGGTCATGCTGACCGACGCGCAGATTAGCCGAATATCGCGGCAGACATCGTATTCAGTGTTGCAGATTAAAAACTATATTGAGCGTGTCGCCACTGACGATGCCGTAATGGAAGAAAACATCCGCGAGTCTGATATGTTTGGCATTGACATTGACCTGCTAGGGAGGTGATTAAACTGGAATTAAGAAATATGTTTTCGTCAATATTCGGCTCTAAAAAGTCGCCACAAAGTACGACGTATTATAGAATGCTTAATGATTATATGCCGTTTTTTTCGTCTTTTGACGGCGACCTCTATGATTCGGATATTGTCAGGACATGTATTCATGCTATCGGTGCAAATGCCGCGAAATTGAAAGCTAAGCATATCCGCAGGATTGATGGCAAGATAATCAATGTGGCAGGTCCGCTGGAGAGGCTCTTGCAGGTTCGCCCTAATGAATATATGAACGCTTACGACTTTTTATATAAAATAGTCTCACAGTTATATAGCAACAACAATGCTTTTGTTTATATGCATACGGAGCGCGGCATAGTCACAGGGTTTTACCCGTTGAATTACTCATTTATTGAACCTGTTGAATATGCTGGCGATATGTACTTTAAGTTCACCTTTAAGTCTGGTTATAGAATGACGGTGCCGTATACTGAATTGATACATTTGAGGCGGCATTTTAATCGCGACGATGTTTTCGGTGAAGATGGACGCAAGCCACTGAAGCCTACTCTGGATTTAATCAATACGATTAACCAGGGGATCGTCAATGCGATCAAGTCCAGCGCGCGTCTTCGCGGGTGGTTAAAGTATAGCGGAACGCTAAGGCCTGAGGACCTGAAAACACAGCGTGACAATTTTGTGACTGATTATCTCGGCATTAATAATAATGGCGGTATTGGTGCTTTGGATGCCAAAGCTGATTTTACGCCTGCCAAAATGGATCCAATAACTGCTGACGACAAGCAAATGTCGATTGTCAGGGAAACGGCTTATCGATATTTCGGTGTAAACGAAAAAATTATCCAGAGCAATTATACCGAGGACGAATGGAACGCATTCTATTCCAGCGTGCTGGAGCCTATCGCGTTGCAGCTTAGTCTGGAAATGACATCAAAAGCATTCACTGAGCGAGAAAAAGGATTTGGCAATGAAATTGTTTTTTCGGCAAGCCGGCTAACGTATGCCAGTAATGCAACCAAGGTCGCCATGGCAAAAGAACTCATGCCAATGGGTATTTTTACAGTAAATGAAATGCGTGAGATATTTGAACTTGAACCTGCTGAAGATGGCGATAAACGGCTACAGACATTGAATGTGGTCAATGCGGCTAATGCCGACATGTATCAATTGAAAGGGGTGAAGGTAGTTGGAGAAAGAGATCCGGACAGCGGAATTAAGAGCAGCACAGAATGACACTGACGAAATGATTGTTGAGGGCTATTCTATCGTTTGGGATTCACCAACCGTGTTGTTTGAATC